CCTGGACTTTACAAGATTTGGTAACTAAGTCGCGTTTCGAACGCTATTACTTGCCAGTCTTAGAAATTACATCAGTATGAACGGGGACCAAATTTCGATTTGGTAATGAGTAAGGAAGAGAATCGAGAAAATTCTCGTGCTCTCTAAATTTTACTCTCGCCTGTTTAATCATCTTCTTCACAATCACAAGAGAACCGGAATTATCAATATTAATATTGAATTCTGGTAGAATCTTAGTTGAGTTAAGAAATCTGATAATTTCTCCAGATGGATCTTTGGACTCCATATCAATAGACACTGAAAGAGAATCTAGTGAAAATTTAATTTCACCAGATTCAGGATCAGTAACATTGGGTAAAGGAGTCTTCTTGAAGATTCTAGAACCTAAATCTCAGTACACGATTCATCAACCAGGAGTAATGAACAAAGATGGATATGAAACACATGAACTAATTCATGTATTTCAGTCGATCTTTGCTCTCTCCTTGATGAATCAAAGTTCTTGAGATTCGACTAATATGAATCCAAGAAAACTTTCATAGACATATGAAAGAGATTTCTTAGTAAGATAAGAGTTCTGTATTGATCGAAAATTCGACATCTCAGAAGCCCTTACTTTGAAAATCCCTATTGGCGATAGTAAAACTAAGACCAAAAGGAACCAATCTCTTTTCTTAATACCAATGAATTTTGGTAATGAGAGAAGGAGATTGTCAAGTTGAACATACGAAGATAACCCTGACTTCTTAAAAGAATCCAGGATTACAGAAGGAATGAAATATCAAAATTTCGATGCCATAAGAATCGTTCTTGACCCTATTGGAGAGATTTCTCCATAAGGAAGGAAAAGTCTTTTGGTAAACTCAACACCTCCATAATTGGAGATGATGGATTTCGAAAGGTTGATTTTAACACCTAATCCGGAAATAATAGATTTATATTGACTGAAGAATTCTTCAGATCTACTTAGACAGATATCATCACCAAGAAGGACATAGGGGAAAACCCCTTTTCCGACTTTATGACAAGCATACCTCACAATATAGTGATGGGATAATGCTAGAAGAGCAAAAGAAGAGTATGCACCCATTGGCTGACCGACACTATATGAATAATATCGATCATCAATAGGTGAATAAAATCTTTCACTCACAAGAATATCTTTCCATAAAGGACCAAATCCAGGAATAATCTGATCAATAAGATCGGATTGTAACTGAATAGGTAACCTATTGGTAGCGTCAGATAGATCAAAAGAAGCACAAGGATATAATGAATTCGTTGATATGAATGATTGGAGAGGACCAGTCTGATCAAAAGTACAGTCATTACTGCATTTTCTCAAAAGTGAGAAAATATGGTCGTGAAGGTCTTTGAAAAGACATTGGGTCCACCAATCGAGCATAGCAATAGTTCTTATTTTTCCAGCTCCTTCCTCTAGATAACCTAGACGCCTAATCTCGTTAAAACGTGACGAGGTGTCTAAGAAATATAAAGGAATGTTCAAAATTGATATCAAAATAAGAAGAACTGAAAATAGAATCCCCCCTCTTAAATAAAGAGAGGCACGGATCAATTTGAAGTAAATCTTAGGATATCTAATTAGAAGGGTCGAAGCATCAAGACCGGATTGCAAGAGTGAGAATTGTCCTCTAGGTCCTGAAGATATTGATTTAACATAAGTTATCTTTAAAGAAACTTTTCTTAAACCAAGATCCTTAAGGATCTTCTGAATCATCGGTAGTGAATTAAATTCACCACTGAAAGGTTCGAAAATAGAGGATGGATCCCATTCTGTTTTCCACTTGATACATCTGAATATAGAGAACATAGTCAGTAAAGAACTGATTATGACTCTATCACCAGATTTGATTAACCGCCTTAATTCTAAGGGGATAATCAAGGGTAAACCATTAATAGATTTAACCTGGATTTCTCCTAACTTGGAAGAGGTAGGGTTGTGATTAACGAATTGAACAATAAGGCGTAAACACTCCTTAAAGTACAATCCGGCAAACTTCTTACCAGATCTTTTCCACAAGGTTTCCATAGAAGAATTAACTTTTATGAAACTCTTGTGTAGAGATTGTGGTACACGACATATCCAGAGTACTATTCTTGTATAATTCATAAATTCTTTCGAAGATTTTATGAAGACACGATTCGATCTTATTCTAGGATCACCTTCTTTATGAAGAAGGGAGATAATAGAAGAAGGAATCATGTTATATATACAGGCATATGTATCACCGTAAAGATGAGTTAATATGTCAGGTGACAAAGGAATTTGTAAAAATTCCTGAATCTGTCCTAGATAAGTAGTTCCTGCAATCGTTGTGATATATATTAAATATATTGTCACCATCTTTGTAAGGACAACTTTCAACTTCTGTTATTTATATTCGGGACGGGGGGTGAGCCCTCCGAAAACGAGTCAACGATTAGGTGACCTCTAAACTCCATTGAAAATTGGGTGGTTTACCACCATCGATGGAATTATAGGAACAAATCCACATAATTCATTTTCACTCTACATCTTCGACCTCAGAAATTCAACCGTACCGGAATCATCGTTAAGATTCTTCCAGAAATGGATCATCC